CCACCAGTTGTTGTAAAGTTGGTGGATATTCCAACATTATATTCTACTGCCGAATCATCATCAGCATCCACCCAAGTTCCACCAGTAATATTACTATTTCCAGGTAATCTCCAAAGTTCAATTCTACAGTTTGTAGCATCACTCAAACACTCAATATCCGTTACCCTTACAGTTGTTCTATTTGGAATTCCTTTGAATGTATTCTTACAACGAATAGCCATAATACACTGTCTTGCAGTTGCTCCACCAGCATTAGAGAATGTTATTGGACCATTGAAAGCACCAAACTCAACACCAGTCTCAACATATCCACCCTCACTCATTACAGTAGAGCAAATCTGTTCCATTGATGTAATACCAACAGCAGCTCCAGTATTGGCAACTTCACAACGAATAGGGAGTGATGGTAGAGACCAATAAGCATGTTCTTCAATATTGGAATGATTAAACTCATGGAAATAAATCATCTGTCCACCGATGACAAATCCACAACGAACTCTACCAACACCTAACCACTGAAAGTCTGCTGCGAATAGATGAGTTTTTGTGAAATCTACATTGATACCAGAAAGAGTTGTTCCATCTAACTTATCCAAGTTCCAATCGGATTGATTGACGACTGTATCACTAGCAATTCCTGTGTTATATGATCGTCTTACAACAGAAACAGTTCCGTCTCCCTCCTGTTGAACGAATACTCCGTTTCTATCGTCAAAATATCCAATCTTCTTCGTAGTATTTTCTCTTACATCAGTGAAGTTAAAACTGGTCAGCACAAATTGAGACTTACCAGGCATGTAGTGGTGATACATTCTGGACTGGTGAATCACCTTATCTGTCGCACCAGTTCCAACAATCAAGGCAATAGATGCTGTATTTGGGTTTACCTCAGTTGTAGATGCTGCACCAACAGTCTTTGTGAGAAGTTCTACCTCTTCACCATAAATGTGGGAATAGTCGGCAAGAGTGAAAGTATCAGATACTCTCATTCTACCAAAAGCATCAGACCCACCACTGGTAGGTCCAGAAGTTATTCCACAGTTTCCAATGTTGCCGTATCTATCGGCACACATAAAAACTTCAAAGAGAGTTCTCTCCTGATTTAGATAATCTTGAAGATTTTTATTCCACTGAGCCATGTTGTTCTTGTGTCCAAGTTAATCTTTCTGGTTGATATCTTTGAATACCGGTAATTCTTAATGTTTTATTTGAATTGACATTTGCTGGATAGATGTTATGGACAACTGCTCCAGGGTATTCAGATTGTATTTCTTCACCAAGAGTTTCTCTTGTTGGTGTAGTTTGTGAAGTAAGATCCATCCTATAGAGATTACCTCTCCACATTATATCTGCAGTGTAACTTTCACCAACTTTTTGTGGTTCTGATTGAGGTGTTCCTATGTAGAGATTTCCATTAAAATCTCCACCGATGTTTACATTTTCTGAAATTGGTTTCATTAGCATTTCCAGCGGCGACGTGCTTTACAAATTGCTTTATCGGGGGTTTTTGAGCAATCAATGTTATGCATATCTTGCTGCCCCTTAGAGCGCGAGCAGAAGGACTTTCTGCGCTTAGCATCCTTACTGCCTGGTTTTGGATCACCAGTTACAGCAGTCTTAAGTTTGGAACCTGGGTTCTCACGGCGATATGCCTTAACTGCTGCGGGACTCATACCATCAGTTTTATCGGACTTATTGACTTTTTGCCAATCTTCCATAAACTGAGTGAACTCTTTTAATTTTGGAAGTTCAGCAGTAGTGCCTAGTTTCTTTTTGGCAACTTCCTTTTCACCACCCTCACCTCTATTTACAAGTGCTCTAATTTTTTCTCTTCTTTGTGCCGTTTTATGGGCACCTTTATCGATGGTAAATGACTCTTTCTTCAAAGTGGTTGTAATTCTTTTTTTACCATCTGGTGTTGGAACAAACTCACCAAAATCTCCTGCTTTTGGATCATTTTTATCAACATCACCATCAACATCAGTGTCAATTCTCTTGACTGCTTTTTTGACGAGTTTTTTCAAATCCCTATCAGGAACTTCATGTGGTGCATGAATTTTCCTTTTTGTTCCAGCAGTTCCAACGGGAGTGGTAGGATCTTTTTTATCAACATCACCATCAACGTCTACATCAATTCTTTTAACTGCTTTCTTAACCAGATTTTTTATATTTGATCCTGGAACTTCATGTGGCGTATGTGCCTGAGAGTGAATCTCACTGATAGTGCCTTCTAAGCACTGGCAAGGATCATATCCACAAACTGGGCATACGTCTTCTTTTACACAATTGGGAACCATTTTCTTTCCTTTCTTTTTCATTCCCAATTGCTTATAACCAACCCAACATGCTTCATCAACTTTATGCTCACCACTAGTAACATAATCAGCAGCAGTATCAATGTAGTCCGCTGCTTTTGTGATCTTTGACTGAACCCATGCCTTGAGTTCGCCTTCACCTTTACCCATTTTCTTTTTCAATCTCTTTGCTGCCGAGATTATTGTTGAAATCTCAGAGCGTGCCATTGAATATTCGTGATCCTTTTCTTCAGTCTTATTGCCCCAGTTAGCGGCACCAACTTTACGACACTTGACTAGTGCTCCCGATGCATAGGCACTTGGCCAGACATCGTAACGTGATTTTACCTTATTATAGCAAGCATCTTTCTTGCCACTACCTTTACCTGGTTTATCTTTTACTTCTTGTAGGTCCATTTCTTCAGTTCTTACGTTAGTTGGTTTTGCTCCACCAGACTTTTCTGGTTGATTGGGATCTAAACGATTCTTTCTTCTTCTTGCTCTTTCTTCTTCTTTATTGGAAAGATCTCTCTTCATTTTAGAACTTCCGCATTTTGGTGTAGAAGTTTGACCAGGTTGACGAGCACAGGGTTTTCCTGCGTATTTGCCGCCAAGTTGAACCCATCCAGGTTTTCCATCAGAAGATTTTGATTTTCCAAACCAATCACGAAGACCTTGGTCTCCGGATTTTGATTCATTCATTTTCTTCTTCTTTCCTTGACAATGGGCACGCTGAGAAAATCCTTTTGGATTATCACAGTCAATTGACTTTTTATATTTGTCAGTCCAACCCATTAGAATTTAAGATTCTTCTTTATTATTTAGAAAACCTTGCTTGAGTAGTTTTTGTAGTTCGGATGTCGATCCAACAAATACAGCATTATTTGTGACATTATTTGGACCTTTTTTATCCACTTCTTCTTCAACATCTTTGAGTTTTTTCTGTAGATCAATCAGTTTATCCGTTGTATCAGCAACACTCTTAATTAACTGACCAGCAACTTCATATGCTCTTGGACTACCGCCTTCACCGGCAAGTTCCATGATTCCATTAATTGCTTCCTGACCTTTTTCAATTAAGGAATACAAATTAGCACGAGTATATTCATAATCTTTCTTAATATCGGTTTTTTCTTCTGGTCTCTTTTTCTGAATACTTTTTACTTGGTCTTCAACTTCTACAATACTACTTTCCACGTTCAGTGCCTCATCGAGTTTTTCAAAATTATTTGACATATCAATTTACTCAAATATCAGTTTGTAATGTTGGACTGAAGTCTTTGGAGTCTGTGTATGAGAATAGAGAATCATTAAACCCAAAATCATCATCAACATCAACCATTGCATCATCTGCTGCAGTCAATAGATCTATTTGTGCTTTCTGTAGGTGAGTAGTGATTGTAGATCCATTATATCCTCTAATAACAATAAGTTGATTTGCGTTTGGAATTTCTTTCACATACATTATTTCGTTACCAATAATTATCCTATTATCAACTGCAAATCCAGAAGTATCATTGACACCAATAAGAGTTGTTGTTTTGGAAATATCTTCAGATAATTGTGATGTATCATCGTTTGTATAATCCTTAAGTGCTTTTGGTGTCGCTGTATATCTCAGTTCCCTCTTACTACTCAAAGCAGTATCTGCATGATAATCAACTTGAACCTTACGAATAAGACCATCTGTTGTATCTGCAATTGGACCGAACAGATAAGTCTTTGCTGTGAATGTTAATGTATAAATTAATGCTCTTCTAGTTGAAAAGTCTCCCTCATAATCATCTTGGAAAGAAATGTTATCTAAAACAATAGGGACATCTCTTTTTTCACCTATAGAATCAACTAGATTAATAGTTATATTAAATGATGGTTGAAAAAATGGTAAAATTTGCTCTACAATTTGTAAAGCATCATCATTTATTTTGCAGAGAATATTAAGTTCAAAACCAATGTTATATGGTACTGGTAAAAAAACTTTCTTTAAATTGGTCCCATCAGATGCTTTGAATGTTTGTGTTACACCCGCTTTTCTTGAAGAATCGTACTGAAGAGATGTCATTTCAAATGACATTCTTGGAAGAGTCATTGCAACAGCTTTATTCAAATCGGGTTGCTGTTCAATTCTTGCTAAGAACTTTTGTACTGGACCGTATGAAATGGGAACTTTGATCTGACTTATATCCGCACCGTTTCTGTCTTGATGACGAACATGAACTCCATTAAATAGAGTACCAAAACCTATGACAGTTTTTCTAATAATTTCGTGATAAAAATAAGTTCCTAACATTAGTATTCACCAAAAGGATTTGATTCTGTAAAATCTAAGAGATCGTCTGCTTCCTCTTCAATCTCATCATTCTGGGTGTATTTATCATAAGTATCATCATGCACATAACTCTTGACAGTGTATCTTGCAGATGATATTGTTCCAACAATAGTTTCTCCGGGTAAAAATCCAGCAGTTGTTGTTCCAATACCAACATTTGCTAGTTTTAAAACTCTGGTATCTTGATCCCAAGATTTAACTCTTGCAACGGTATTTGATGTTTGACCTGTGATTATCTCATTAAATGTAAATGTTCCTATTCCAGTAATAATTGATGGGTTGCTGACTGTAGATGATGGATTTTCAGTTGCCGAATATCCATAACCAGGATTTACAATCCTAACTTGATTAACTTGATTTGTTGATGGACTAATTGTTAATGCACCAGTTGCTGTTAAACCACCTCCAACTGGACCACTAAATGTAATTGTTGGAATATTACCAGCATATCCAGAACCATTATCATCAATAACAGTTCTAACAATACCATAAGATGTAGTATTAATACCACAAGTTGCTATCGCTCCAGATCCACCCCCACCAATTATTGCTATAGTTGGTGCAACAGTATATCCATTACCAGCATTTGTTAATATTATTTCTTTTATAGAATGTACCCCACCACGAACAGTCGTTATTGCAACAGCTGTTGCATTGTGTAGTGGATTTCCAGTTGTCGATTCTGTAATAGATATTGTTGGAGTTGAAGTATAACCATTACCATCATTAGAAAGTGTTATACTATCAATGTATCCAGTACCAACAAAAGGTGTTACTTGAGCAGTTACACCCGCTCCAATTAAATTCAGAGTTGTAATAAATCCCTCTTCTTGAACCTGACTATCAAGCTCGTAAATTGAAGTGTCGATAATTTCATCTTCATATTCAAAGAGTTCGCATTTCAGTTCATAAACATAAAGTCTTCCTAATTGATAGAATGGCTGCTCATGCTCAACAAATTTAACTTCAAATAATCTCTGTCCCAATGGAAAATATACTAGGTCTCCTTCTCTTGGGCGAGTTGACAATTCTATCTCATAATCACTTCCAGTATTATCTTGTGTCCCTAAAAATGGACCTATAAAATCTTCGAATCTTTCTTTTGAAATTGTTAAGGTTACCTCATCCCTTAAACTCATTCCAAATTTTGTTAAAATATCTCCTCCACCAGCATATCCTTCATAGGTATTAACATATGCTTCAATTGCATAGTTATCATCAAATCTCGACGATTGAACTTCTTCAATAATTGTTTTTTTATTGACAAAGTTTCTTGGGATGTAAATGACCTCAACACCATGTATTTGTAGGTGCTCATTGATAAGACTCTGTACGAGTCTCTGCTCACTCGGAGATCCTTGAAGAAAGAAGGGATTAAGTGCCATTATCCAATAAAATCGTAAGGTGGTAGTTCGTAATCCATAGTCATTCTCTCACGAATTTGTTCAATTTCTCTTTCAGCATCTTCATATATCTCTCTTCCATTTAATTCAATTCCACCAGGGAGTTTAACACCTCTAAACTTGATTAGATTTTGACCCCACTGTCTCTTCATGAGAGCAGTCAAATATTTTTTCACAAAACTATCATTATATACATTTGTAAAGTCATTGGGATCTAAAATCCTGTAGCAATCAATTACAAAGAAGTTATTTTCTTTCTGTGCTCCCCAATCAATGTCCAAATATAATCTATTTTGTCTCTTATTGAATCTAATTTGTTTATCTGTAGTTAAAAGGTGGTCGATATCTTCTAGATACGACTTAACCATAGAATATTGAAGTAATTCAACAGAGTTGAAATAATATAAGTCATTAAGAAATAGTTGATACTTTATACTGAACATTCCACCAGAAATAGAACTAGTATCAAACTTAAATACCTTTTCAATTCCTATGACAGAATCTGGAACCTGAATATAGTTTGAATTTTCATAGAAGTTGAAAGTATTTGTGCCATATGAAGTAGTGGAAATGCCAGTTGTAGTTACAATACCGGCGTTTGGGGTAAAAGATCCACCACTATATTTTGCAGTTCCCCTAGAAATATCATCAGCACTAACTTTATATTTCAAAAACATTCTTTCGACACCATCAAAGTGTCTTTCATGAAAATACTGAAGAGCATCATCAATTAGATCATCAATTTGATCGTCGTCGATGTTAATTTCTAAGACTGGAGCACCTAATCTCCTGAGGCAATAATCAATCAGTGATTGTCTACTATTTGGTTTTGCCATTTTAGTAAGATCCTCCGTCTAAAACCCTGGTCCAAACAGGAACATGTGAAGCGTCTGTAGTTAAAATAAAATTAGAAGTGGTTGCATACCCAACTTCCGGTGAAAGGGTGCTTATTAATTTACCATTAGTATCAAAATAAGCAGATCCTCTAGTATGTATTCCAGATACTGCCCAATCAAAATAAGCAGCACCTAAGTCTAATTCTCCCTTTGTTCCCGATACAATACTATTGTTTATAGATGCATTTGGGACGTATGTCCAACGTCCAGTACTGTCATCATATCCAAAAAATCCAGTTCTATTGCCAGAAGTTCCACCTACACCAGTGTTGTAATCAAAAGAAATACCCCTGTCAGTATTTGTATCATAACCAGATGTTATTGTTAGTTGAGTTTCTGTGGATATCGTTCCAGTAAAAGACTCTGATAAAAATATAACGTTTCCAACATTATCAATATTGACAATAGTAGATATTCCTGATGCTGATAGATATGGTGATCCTGTTACTACATCATTTTCATTTAAATTTTGGACGGAATCTAAACGGATAGTATTTATACCAGATGCTGTATTTTCACCAACAACCGTTCTAACCTTATTAACATCACCAAGTTTTAAGATTGTATCATCAACATGGACTTCAGTAGAATTTACTGCCGTCGTATCACCATCAACTTGGAGATTACCTTTAATAACAACTGTTCCTTGATTACTTAATCCATCTGGATATGGATCAATGTATAGAGTGTCTCCAGTTGTAGTTCTTATTAAATCTGATCTTATTCCAACGTTTCCAAAAAATGCTTCATCTTGGAAGTCTATAACTCCCCTAAACGTTGAAACCCCTGTTACATTTAAGTAACCATCAACATTCCATTCATCAACCTTTCTATTCTCATCAAGAATAGCAACAAATCCATTTGCTGGAGTTGTTTTGTTTTCCTGTCCTGCAACCTTTCCAGGTTCCAAGAACATATCGGTATAATATCTACCACCAACTTCTCTTGGGACCTCATTTTGGTCACCAATGAAAAGTCTTCCTCCACTATTAGCAGTTAATGCCAATCCATCAGTGTAAGCTAACTCTCCATAGTAGAGAGAACCTGGTGCCGTTACTCCTGTAGATCGTCTGACTCTTATTATACTAGCCACTAAAAGGTCCCCCCGTTAATGTCTAGATTTTGGCTGTTTCCAGGTGTTAATTCTAAGCTTGCTTGCCACAATCCAAGAGAAGAATTATAGACAAGAACCATTCCATTAGACAGAGACGTGAAAGAGTCAGCATCCACGTCAATGAGTTCTGGCAATCTAAGAGCCTGTGCTCCAGCCAAAGATGATATGACTTTTACTGCATTTTTCTGACCAACTCTAACTTTTATATCTGCCATTAGATAGGAACTCCCGCAAGTTTTAAACCATCATAACCACGAGATTTGCATACAAAATCAGGATCTAAAATATATTTATACTCATCTCACACCCATGGTTGCCAGAACTTCTTGCTGACGCAGATATAATCTACAGTAAGATTTTGCAAAGTTTTTTAGTTCTTCAAAATTCATCTCATCAATCATTCGAGCATGTTTTTCATATTCAAACATTTTACCAATACTTTCAAGGGTGATGTCATTTGGATCCATTGATTAACTCCTTTAGTAGTGATTTGATCTCAGTAATATCATTTTTTATTTGATCGATCTCCTCACGTTGTTTTTGTTTTTCATTTTTCATTTTAATATATTGAGAATAACCGATAGTATCGGTACTAACAATAGCACCAGTCTTTTCATCTCTGAAAAGATTTTTATGTCCTTCTACGGGGATCATGCTAGTGCTATTGCTCTCAAATCCTTCAATCTTACAGGTCTTGCTTCATTTGTGCCACTCATAACAATTTTTATTACAAAACCAGTAAATTGCTCTAGATTTTCCACACTAAATTGATATTCTAAGAATTCATTATCTCTGCTAGCACGAACAAACGCGTCTGGCAATCCACTATTCTTATTAGAATCAACAATAGAATCGCCAAATCCATCACCATCAGTATCATTCAAGTTATCATAACCAGGGAATAATTCATATGTTGGTTCAATTTCACTAGAATCTGCTTTATAAAGTTTGTAAAGGACTCTAAAATCGGCAGAAGAGTGGCGATATGCTCCGACAAGGACTTTTAGGGAAGATGCTGGTTGTTTGAGATCTATTCTGTTAGAAATATAAACCGCAGAATGTGGATCATTAGAGTTTTGATTTACTCTCGAATCGCCAGAATAATCATTAACGGGATTGTTTAATCTATTTCTAATAAGTGCTGTAAATGCAGTTTGAGTATCTACAACTGGTGATAGATTTGGATCTGAAGAACTCAATTGAAGATCAACAGTAAGTGATTTCTTCTTAGGAAGGTTTGATAAGTATTCTTCTTCATTCAATTCTGAACAAACAACTCTTGGTGTTTCAAAATAATTGACTTCATTGATCTGGACTGATTCATATCCTTGATCTAAGAATGAAATCTCAGATCCACCCGAACTAGTTCCAGAAACAGTTCTTACTCTTGCATTAACTGCGGTATCTGGTCCTGGAGTAATTACATTATATTGTGGAATAATGCCATTAAACTGATAGTTTTGTGATATGAATGCAGTTTCTCCACCAACAGATTTTTCATCCGTGAAGCTCAACTGAGTATCTCCAGATGCTCTATCAGATCTATCAATCTGTACATGATATCTATCAATTTCTCTTGCAGATCTCAATGTTGAATCATTTGGTAATGTATGAGTTGTGTTAATTCTCGCTAAAGAGACTCCATTAACTTCATATTTGAAGATCTGATCTCCAATATTATGGGTTCTTGTTCCAGAAAGTAGAAGATCATTTCCTCTAGAACTAATTCCAAGAGTTCCAGATCCAATGCTATCATAGTAAATAATTTCATTATTAATCTTAGCATACCCTCTGTCAGTTGATATTCCCTCAAAAGTTCCAAATAAAGAGGTATTCGCAACTGAGATAGTCGTATCATTTAACCCAAGAGATTGAGTCAAAGAAGTTGGAACAGTATCTGGTTTAATGTTATCGATACCAACTTTGTTAGTATCTTGGTGCATACCATGATTATAAGAGAATACTTCAATAACGTTTCCGCTGTAAAGACTACTAGTTACACTAGAATTTTCTCTAACAGTTACTCCAAGTGCAACATTCGTGGAACCATTAAAATATTGTAGATTATCGTTAGTTGCAAATGATTCTCCCTGTACATTTGTCAGATACAGCGTATCGACACCATCGATGGTAGATACTGAGATTTGAGCGCCTTTTCCTTTAGCAACACTTGAGGTCGTTATTCCAAGGAGGTCTCCAATAGAGTAACCATTTCCAACTGTTGTAGCTGTAACTGATGTTACTTCACCACCACTGAAAACAACCGTTGCTTGTGCGCCACTACCAGATCCAGTTATAGAGTAGAGTGGGACATTTGCAAATGATCCAGTAGAATATCCAGAACCAACGTTTGAAACTCCAAGAGTATTGATTTTACTTCCAACTCTTTCAATATAACCATATGGTCCAGTAGAACCGGTTTTAGTAATTTTTGTACCAGGTATTAGATTTGCCAATACTGAGACATCAGTTTCTTCGGTAGATACCCCAACTCTCAACTTCCTTGGTAGAGTTTTAATTGGATTAATATTTGTTGGAGAAATGTTCTCATCTATAGTACCAATAGATGGATTATAGAATGTGACAGTTCCAGAGGATACAAATTCTGCCTTATAAAGTTTAAACTTCAAGTCCTCAAATTGATTTGGAGTCCAAATAGTTCCATTTTGAGATTTGAACAAACTTCCACCAATGTATTGTTGGGTTACTAATACATTATCAGGATTTGGTAAATTCTGGGTGTTGACTGTCTTTTCACCCATTCTTGCAATCCAAGCTTCATATTGATCTGTAGTTGGTGCTATTAGTACCAACGCATACTCTGTGTTTGGTTGTAGATAAACGGGAGATGGGAATTTCAGATTTGTTGATACTGAAGCATCAGATGATGTATTAATTTGATCTGGATACACTTCTATTTGTGCGTAGTCCTGAACTAGTTGATTGGTTGGTGTTCCCAGTTCAACAGTTCTTAATTCAACATATAATTTTTCATTTTCATCCTTATTTCCAAAGTAAAGATCAACGGATGTTATGAATGCACCAGTTCCATCTACAGTGAATGTCTGTGCTAAAGGATCTCTTCTTGGTGGTGGTGGAGGTGGAGGAGGAGTTCTTACATTAACTGTAACTTGAGCAAATGTATTGACTATACCACTTGCCGAGTATGATGTTTCACCACTAGAAATTAGAAGACTTCCTGGTAGTGGAGTTGCATTTGTAGAACTTGAGGTAAGTTTAACTGTACTGGTGCCTGTCGCCAGTCTTAGTGGTGGTGGAGGTGTAGTTAGTGGATTTCTGATGAAGAATGCACCACCAATATCACCCCAATTATCAGATACCAGTTTAATATCAGATACTGTTGCTTCAGCGCCACTGGTTCTACCAACCAGGACCATGCCCTTAACAATATATCCAAAATATTTTCCAATTGCTTCGGCACATAATGAAGTTATATCAACGTTTAAAATCTGTGATGATGCCGAATAAGTTCCTTCAACAGATACTGCTTTATCATATGGATTAACATTATATGTTCTTTCTGGATTATTATAAGATCCGTTTTTGTGATTTGGTGCTGCAGATCTAAATGAAATTAAACGATCAGAACCAACAAATCCATCAATAGTTTCTCCGGTTGAGAAAGAACCAGAAACCATAGAAATTTGAATTAGTTTTGGAATAATATCAATTCCAGAAGTTCCACTAATAAATGGGTAGTATCTAGTATAGGGTTTGAATCCACCGCCACGAATTTCTACGTTTCTAGACCTCATATGAGTGTCTGGAACACTACTAATCAATACATTTTCAATATATGATCCATTCCATCCGCCCCATATTGATCTGCTTCCACCAGGAACAAATATGTTTCTAACCCAGTTATCTGAAGCAGGATTTAACTTAACAACACCCTTATATTCAATCATGTTGAATGGGTTAACATTTTCAACTCTAGATGCAAGAGGTTGTTCTATCCAACCCTTTTCTTCATAATCTAAGGTTATGAGATCTCCCGTTTTCTTGACATTAGAATCTAAAAGATTTAGATCAGTATTAAAGTCTGCAGTATCTTGATTCAAACTTGGAGCAACTGCAAGTTCTGATTTTAACGAATAAAAATCAATAGGAGTATTTAATTCTTGCTTTTCCTTATCAACATCAACATTACAATCTGGATCTGCAATATTTAATAGGTTGATATTTTTAAAATCATCAACAAAGAAACCACTCTTAAATCTACTTAATCCATCAGCATCTTGGATTTGAAGAGATTTTGTATTCAACTCCAGCAATGATAATGAAGTTACAACTTCCAGATTTTCAATTCTATCTTCAAGATCCCCAATATCTCTCATTGTATATCTCTTGTTATCTACAAGAGTAATCTTTGCATCAGAAACATTGTAAAGATATGCTGGAAGATCAATGGTTGCTAAAACCATTGCTTCTTCAATATTTACTGGTTCTTGGGGATTTAACGAAGGATTTCCTTTGATGACTGAGAAATTACCCAGTTTATCAAGAACAACCTTATCTTTTCTTGGTAGATATTGAGAATATCCAATCAGGGAACTCTCTCCAGGAGTTACTACTAGAGTTGGATTAGTTCCTGTAGTAGCAAAATTTCTACTTCCAAATGCAAATGGAGAACTTGAGGTGGATAAGAATTCTGAAACTCTTGGTCTAAAGTCCAAAGTATCGGAAGCTCTTACTCCATCTTTTAACAATGGAATATCTTTTTCAAATCTATTTGAATCATAAGAATTAGCACTATAGACATCGCCATTATCATTTGATGGTACAGTATAGCAATCATATATTACCAGAAGTTTTCTTGCAGGAGGCTGTGCTGATTGTTTTCTAACTATTCTAGAATAATCATAATACTGTTCTCTTTGACCCTTATCTAGAGAATATGCATTAGACAAGTTGGTATAGTTGCCAAAAGTTATAGAAATAATGTTTGATGTTATATTTGATTCTTCAAAGGTAACAGATTCATTAACCAAGAATTTGTTGGAATTTAAATAAACAATCTCTACCTCAGTTTGAGACAATCTGGTCACAACTTGAGCAACAGCACCACTTTCTGCACCAATAATTTTTTCCCCTAAGATGGAGGCAGTGTCTAAATTTAATCCAGATACGAAAGTTAATTTGTCTAAGGTTGGCAAACTAGAATCGAGGGATTCATAAATTGCTATAACTTTTACTACATCTGGAACATTCAATGATATTTCTTTATCGTCGATTCTTAAACCATAGTAATTGCTAGTAGTTAGACCCGTTACTGATGTTGAAACACCAGAACTTACTTTATCAATCGTTAATTTTTGGCTTCTTGTGTAGTTCTTTGCTTTATTTTGAATAGAGTTCTTTTTAACAGACACATTTACGGTAACATTAGAAGCACTGGCTGTTAATCCGGTTAATGTTAATATTGTACTATTAGAGGACAAACTAAATTGATCTTCTGTTAAATCTTCTATTGTTCCATTACTATAAACTACAGAATATCTTTCAGCATCAAAGTTTTCAAAGAATGCGCTAGTAATCCCTGTCGATGATGCATTTATTTCTAAAGATCCTGCAGAATCAACAAGTTGTCCTGTTACTTGCCTAGAAACTAGAAGATTTGAACCAGAAAGATTAACTGAAGAAATGTTTGACCCAATAATCGGTGCATACAAGTATGCATCTTCATTATTTGATAGTAATGGATCACCAACAGAGAACGTTGTTAGAATTTCTGTGGATGGGAAAGATCCATCACATACTCCAGAAATTGTTGGAACTTCTGCTAGTTGAAGAACCAATCCATCTGAAGAAACACTTACAACTCTATGGAACGTTTCATCTACTAGACCTGTAGCTTGATATCTAATGATAGCATCACTTCTTATACCAACAAATGATTTTCCTGGGCAAGTGGTAACACCAGCATTATTAATTTGTAACTTATCTGTTGCACTGAACTTTGGTGGGATTGATTTTTGTAACACTGTATCAGCGACAAAATCACTCTGCAATCCATAAGAGCTGGAATCTTGATATACTGATTTAATATCTTGAGTTCCATAGACTTTTGTCGCCTTTACTGATCTAGACAGTGTCCTAGATTCATTTATCAGTATTTGCTCACCAACAATAAAGATACCAGAAGTTTGATTAATTGTTATGTCAGATCCACTAGGAGTACCAACAACATATCCAGTTGCCCCACTACTCAAACCTCTAACAAATGTAGTTTCTGGGAAATCTGCTGCAAGAGCAGATTCATTTAAAGTTAATACTGTATATGTTTGAATATCAAACAGGTATAAATCCCATTCTGTAGAGTCTGAAGAATATGCATTATCAGAGACTGCAAAAGAATATACTCTTGCCTTACCAATAACGTCTCCAGTTGTTCCTGTATTGGTATTTGTTCTTTGATTGCAAAGATCAACAGTGTTATTATTATTATCTACTCCGATTAGAGGAGTTCCAAAAACATTATTGACTCTTAATCTATTTCCCATGTCAAATGGGACTAAAGATGATGAAACAGATTGTGTGCTTCTTGGTTTTTCTACATCTAAAATAGTAGTTCCTGGATTTCCTACATCAAATCCTCTAACATAAGCTCTACCTGGGGAAACCCTAACACACATCAGATCATCTGATGGATCATTTCCTTGTTCTGTTTTTTGTGTGTCTAGATATAAACCTTCATTAGAAATTCTATCGTTTAAAGAATTTGCTACATTAACATTAAAATTGTCTACAGAATAGTCGCCAGACTCTTCAAATGTTCTCTTGGCAAAATAATCCTTTATAATTGAATATGTTGATTTATCTTGTAATTTTTTAACTTCACCGTTATCAATACGAATTAACTCAACAAAATCTTTGTCGTCAAAGTCAGTTAATTCTTTTTGTGTTAGAGTTGTGGATATTTTTAATCTATCTGCTCCAGGAGCAGCGAAGTTTGAAAAACCTCTTGCATTATCATATAAAGAAGTCTCAATACCAACACTGACAGTATTCTCAGTTATTTGAAGACCAACTCGATATGATGGACGATTCGAATAGGGATCGATTACTAGAGTATCTTCATTAACAGTTACAAAATGACCTCTAATAAAATATATTCCATTACTTATATTAACTGCAGCACCAATATCTGTAGAATTTACATCTACTAAATTAGCTACTGTATCTCCCGAATTTATAGTAGTATTTCCGTAAGTTAGAGAATCTAATAAAATTAGAGTTTCTCCATCATCAAATTCTGTAAATTGGAAATCAGAATCAGAATCAATATACTTTACAAAAATAGTTGGAGTATCAACTCCCTTTTCTGGTGGTAGAAGATAATTTACTACTTTTGCACTACTTCCTGTATTTTGACCCTGTACTCTCTTTCCAACTAACTGTTTAAGGTATAAAGATACGTCAATTCCAAGATGATCTGGATTAATCTTTACTGAATTATACTGATCATCATAAGTGATACCACCAGGTATCACCATAGAACCATCTTTGAATATATGACTTCCAAATGATTCTATCTGATCTTGTAAGATAGATTGTAAAGTCGTTAATTCCCTTGCTTGAACAGGGAATCCTGGTTTAAATAATACCCGATAGAAATTATTAGTTGGGTCAAAATCATCATAGTATGGGCTGATATTTAAATTAGTCTTCTGTGGCATTTTTAAAATTCCAGGATAATTTTAACGTCTTCTTTTTGTCTGGAGTTCCTTGAAAT